TTCTGACGCATCACCTTTAGTTGATAAAGCTTCGCCCATTGCATAGAGCATACCTATGTCAACGATGTTTTTCATGGAGAGTATGCCGTCCTCACTAAATGTATTTTTAACTGCATCAACCGCCACTTCAAACAGCTTGCTACCCGCGCCAGTAATTGCATTTGCTAGTCTTTTTAGTAGGTCTTCCATGATGTTATGAACTGGACATGATGCCAGCGTTCTTAAGGCTTGTTAAAATTGCAATAATTGCCGTTTGATTATTCGTTGCACTATTACCAGATGGTTCAGCCACAATCGCAGCCATTTTTGCAACACCATCGGTACTGGTTGTCGCGTCTGGTACTGTCAGACCGTCAAGCATGGCGTTTGCCGCCGCTAGGTCGGCAAACAACGTAGTTGCGTCTGTAAAATCTGTGTGAGATACACTAATTGACATAAGCCTGTGATAACATTGGATTCATTGGGGTAATATCCCGTGTCTGGAGTTGGATGTTTGATAGGTTAATTCCATTTGTCCATTTCAACGCATAAGACACTTTCCAACCCTGTTGACCGCTCTGAAAATTGTAAAGTAAATTCTGTATCTGTTTCGGCCCACTCCACACCGTTGACAGGGTAACAGGAAACTTGATGGGCGTATCTTGTGCCGCCAATGTCTTGGATTGTGAACCAGCCGATGTGTCCGGTGTTGTCTCGTCGTTCACCCGTTGAATAGCCGTGACCGACGAGGCTGATTGTATCTTGTTAAATAAAAGACGAAGTTCCTGCGGCTTCTGCTCGACTCTGGTATCGTTGGTGCAAAATGCCCTAGTCTCGACGTATGCAACTGCGTAGTTAGAACCTTCAAATAACTTAACGCATTTGTAGGCTGGATTACCCGAACTAGTTGTTGTTCCGTGCGTGATTGCAAATAACTCTCGCTTATTGTTTGTCTCCACCTTGGCAAAATTTATGATTGGCCCAATGTTGCTGTTACTGTCATCGGTAAGTTGATCGAAACTTACAAACTGTTTCGTGAGTGTATCAAAAACAAGAATGCCATGACCAAAGATTGTGTTACAAGCGAAGAGGGCGTAGTCATCGAAGACGATGGCAGCACACTTTTTAGTTTCCTGTACCGAGCAACTTTCAAGGAAAAGATCGAGTTGCGCCCTTCGTTTTTAGACTGCATAACAGCATTGAATGAGCGCAACCCTTCAGGATCAATGAAGGCAAAGTCGCCCAACAAATCAACAAATGAATGTTGATTAATCGAATTGGCTGTAAACAAATACTGCTTCTTAAACATTGGCTCGGCAAACACAGTCAAGGTGTAGTCCATTGTAACACCGTAACTTCCACCAGCCGTTGAGACAAACAATGCCTCATTGTTCAACACGGATAAAGCTGTGATTACATTATAACCAACTGTATATGATGTTGCTGGTGCGCCACCAATTGTCTCGTCTGAGTTTATCTTATGACCATCTGTGGTTATTGCCACAACAAAATCCATTGGGCGACCACTTACACTATGATAAATCTCTGTTCCGTCTGGACTAACAACAAACAACTTATTGTTAAAGAAAGCCATCTGTTTACCAATTGGAATGTACTCGCGTGATGTATATGTTCCATCAATCCATTCTGCATAAGTCTTGGCTGTCCTATCTACGCAAGGCAATGTTCCTGTTCCACCAGTAAGTTCAATGATTCGCGGTTGACTAACGCCGTCTTGTACGATAATAGCTGCAACTGTTTTTTGAACAGCGTTTTCCATATCCAATTCAAGCGATGCACCCGATACGTTTGTTTCCTTGCGTAGAAAATTTTGGGTTGATGCCGGGACAGCTTGAACAAATATCTCTGCCGACGAATCCATTGTGTAACCACTATAAAGAACGACCCAAGTGCTGTCTGGGTTCAAGGGCTTACGGTACTTACAACCTCCCTTGAAGAAGAGAAAGACAAATTCGCCAATTGAATAGATTGCCTGAATTGGCGGGTTGTTTGTGAACGCACCTATACTACTGGAGATGTCGGTGACGTTCTTGATTCCCTCCAACGTACCGAAACGGTTGCGAACGTTCTTGGCAAATTTGTACTCATCCTGACCCAGCCGAGTGTCATCCACCGACATATTCATGCCACCCACAAACGATTGTTGTGAATAATCAGCCACGGTGATAGTGCCAGCGTCTCGCCAACGTCATGCTGTCATGCGGGTGTCGTCCAAACTGCATCATGCGCTTTTGTCCTCGCTCAAGATCAGCTATCTTACGACCCAAATCGCGTGTCACTTTCCCGTCATAAACCATCGACTCCTGCAACTTGCCCTGCTCTTCCAAGAACAACTGCATCATCTTGTGCATCACAATGTTCTCGAAACCGTAGAGTGGGAAGGGATCATTGTCGCTTTTGATGTGTTTCAGCTTTTTCTTGTACAAAACCTGTAGGGTGTGCGAATCGTCCTGTGCCGATGTGTCGTCCCACGGAAACTCGGCAATATCCACAATCATATACCGCGCCTCTGTCTCGTCATGCGGTATCTCAGAATAAACAATTGATGTATCAGCCGTGTCTACCAACCTAACTAACCCCCCGTCATCCTGTGCGTGTGCGCCAAATCGTTCATTGTTTGTATCATACCGTCTCATGCCCGAGATACTTGTGATGGTGCGATTACTGTCAAGCGTGAGTGCAATTGAGTGCGGCGATGATGTTGTTGTGTAAGCTGCCGCTGTACTGGGGTAACTGGGCCAAACTGTAATTGTCTGCCTGTCAGATGCCGATGTCTCAAACGTTATGGCAAGCTTCTCAGTAGCATCAATGTTTGCAAACCAATGAACTGTCAAGCCAGTTGCCGAACTACCACGAGTGCCTGTGATTACCGAAGACAGGGATTTTTTGATGGGTTCATAACCAATAACTCGCCAACAACGACTGTCACTTCGCCAGTTGTTCTGGTTGTACTCCGACAAAAGATTGTTAATGTCCCAAGTCAACTTCGACTCTTTCTCGCGCATCGCACGAATTGCATGAACATCACGACTCAAAGCTATCCGCTGCTTGCCAGCAACATAAAACTCCTCTTCAACTAATGAGCCGGGTATGTCAACGTGTTCATAAATCGACTGCATTGCCTCATTGAGAAAGTCGAGAATGATGTAACGCTGGTTTGAATCACCAGCATTAAGACCGACCTTGCGTCCAAACCTGTCAATTATGTACTCAGCACTCATCGTTTAGTGATCGCGGTAATCGTTGGCTTGGCCCTTTTTGTAATAGCCGACACCGTTAACACGGCTCTTTTTGCGATTGCGCTTACCGCCTGACTTGACCTTTTCGTTATCGCTATCCAACTCATGCTTTAATTCCCGTACAGCATCCAACAATTCATCCAGATCATCACGCAACCCTTTACACTCAGCGGCGTTCAATTTCATACTCCAGCCTTGCGACCATCTTTAACGCGGCCCTCGTGAACTCTGGCGCGGCTTCTCTTGCCTTTTGAAACTCCGGATGCTGGCTTAACTCCATCACTCCCTCCAACCGTGGTGTGCTGCACCCGTTCACCATCAATAAGAGCATCAATATAGCCCAACTTGTCTTCCAACCGATTCTTTGCATTGGCTTCCTTCAAGGCATCTGCGAGCCTAAAAACCAACCGCTCCAACGACGGTATGGCTTTAAACAACGCAGCAAGTAGTTTAATTATCCCCATTTATGTCACTCTTCACGCCTTTCCGCAAAAAGACAGCCAATAACGAGGTAATCACCAAGTTTATCATCATGCCCATCTCCATCTCTCCGGAGAAATAAGCACCCACAGCTGCGAGTATTCCTCCAGCCGCCGTTATGTACGTTTTCTTGCCTTTTAATGCTTTCATTTCATTGCTTTAACTAACTTCGATAATCCACTAGCTCCCGTGCGAATACCCATCTTCGTTCTTTTACGCTGGAACCCCGGCCAAACTCCCCTTTTTATCCAGCTTGGCGGTTTTGACTTTGATGGGCTTGACCCACTCTTACCACGAAATGAACGTGCGCCAGCAGGTATCTTACGTTTAGACTTACGGGGTTTTATTCGGCCCTCCCGATCCGACGGCCCCCAAAGACTTGGCTTGATGATGTTCATCGCGGGTGGTCTGGTCGGGCTAGAAATTGCCGGGCCTTTAGTACGTTTTCCACGAGGAGGAGGCTTCGGACGATAATGTGGGGTCAAGTCCACCTTGATCTTTGGCTTTCTCTTGCCAAGCTCTCTTAACTTCTGTCCACCTTTAACTCCTCTAGCCATCTTCTTAACAGATCGTTTTTTTGACTTTATAATTGGTTTTCTCTTATACTTGGGATCAATCTCAGGTGGT